AACTGATTTTTATTATAGGCTTTAATCCTAATTTGGGCTTCTCTTAATGAACCTCTATTTTTATGAGTAACAGATACATCTACAATACCTGGTAAGGGAACTTGGCCAAAGTCTAAACCACCAAATCCATAAGCACTATTATTAATTATATCACCAGAATTATTAATCCCAGCTCTTAGATTAGTTACATAATTAGTAATTACACTTCCTGTTACATTGGTAGGAGTTATAACATCTATATATTCCTCGGATAAACCAGCAAATAAAACAGCTTGTTCAGCTAAGTTATTCCCACTGTATAGATTTGGATCAATTCCTAGTTGGTTGCAAACATAGTCATCAACATTTACACTTGAAACCATTTTTGCCCAACCTGTATTAGCATATAAAGCTTGTTTTTTTTTATTTACATAAGAAGCATTTATTTCTCTATCCCCATAATACTTTTGGCGAACATTAATTTGATCTCTAACGTAATCATAAAAGTTTTCTCCTACTATATTACCCATAACATTTAGCTTTGATTTATAGCATTATAAACATTTAAAATACTTTCAACATTTAAAGGAATTCGGATTTGAATACCAACAGGAATATATAAACTATCTTGAGATAAATTAGTAGATAAACTAGTCCCAACATTTCCAGTATTAGCTATAGAAATAACCCACCATAAAGTAGGATCTTTATAATAATCATTAGCTAATGTATCAAATCTATCACCTATGTCACTAATAACGTAAATATCAGTAGGTGATAAAGGAATTTCAGGATATCTAACTGTAGATTTAGCTGCACGTAAAGGACCATTAGACTTTATTCTAGTGTCTCTTATACTTCTTTCTGGTATATTTTTATAACGGTTCATTAGTAATTATCAAAAGTTACACCTGCATCAGTTAATGCTATATAATTTTTATATTGATTGACTAAATAGTTTTTATCTGATTGTAATCCACCTTGGAATCCCGTAGTCCAAGCTGGGGTCTTATTAAAGTTGTCTTGTCTATGTTTATTAGTTTTAAACGATTGATTTAAACCTACTAATTCACCTTGAACTTTACCTGGTAAGAATTCTGGGATTGGGGTAAAGCCCATAGTAACTTTTAAAGCTTTAGGTAATTCATACACTTCAACAGGATTTGAATCTGTTCCACGATCATTAATACCAATTTCCCACCCAGCGTCCATTAATGTTTCAAATGAAAGATTTGAAATAAATCCAGGTTGATCAAATAAATAACCACCAACAGTTAACTCAATTAAAGGAGCTCGCATATATCCCTTACTTGAATAATCAGGCATAGTATTTGAAGCTAAATAATTAAGTTTTCTATACATTGGTAATAACTCTTGAATTGAAGAAGCTTGAACAGTCCAAGATAATGAAACCGTTCTAGTAAATCCACCATAAGTATAAAGGGAATCACCTCTACCTACAAATTTTTGAGAATTCCATTCTGGGGTATAGGTATCACTAAATGATTCTAAGAATGCTCTAAAGTGCATAAATACCTTATATTCAGGATCATCACCATCAATAGCTGCAATTCTAAACTTGCATAGATCATTTAATCCTCCTCCTGGTGAAGTTGTTGCTCCGTCTACGTTTTTAGCTCTATACAAAGGATAAGCATTAATAGTATCTAACGCATTAGGAGTATTTGGTCTGTTGTATAAATTATAATCTATACCTGTTGAAGGGCTGAATCTATTATAGCGAGTATCACCAGGGCTACCTAAATTTACACGTTCTTCTATATTTCTTCCTATAGAAGATCCAGAAGCAGCATAATTAGGGGCTGCGCTCATAACACTAGAATATTTTACACTAGTATTATTAGGATCATTAGGTAACTGATTGTATAAGTTTCTGCGAAAATCTACTAGTTTTACTCTATAGGGAGGAATAACACCATTTAAAGACCCACCACTTCCAAAAGTTTCATGATCACCATAAAACTCATCAGAAGCAGCTTGCATTTGAGCAATATTATACGTTAAGGTATTATTATTATATATAACATTAGAATTATTATCAATTCTTAAACTATTAGGATTATTAGGGTCATCTACATATATTTTATTAGTTCTAAGTAAATCACCTTCATCTGCAATATCATTATTTTCTAATTTATCAATACCATAAGAAGACTTACTACTACTATAATAAGAACTAATACCAGATGTAGTTTTATTATAATTAATTGAACCACTAATACCTAAAACTCCAGAGTTTATTTCTTTATACTCTTTTGAAGCATTACTAGGTTTATTAGGACTACCATACCCAAGAGGATAATTTATACTTTTATTTGATACATTTAAATTATCAAGTTCTTCATATAAATTAGCATAATTATTTTCAAACCCGGGAAGACCTTCACTAAAACCGTATTTAGATAATATAGAATTTCTCCCAGCACCTATCCCGTTAATTAAAATTCTTTGATTATCAACAGTATTAAATTTTAAATATCCTGGGTTTTTTTCAAAGTATTGGTTTGAATCAAAAAATGTTGCTTGAGGTAATTCTTCTGAAAGGTTAATATAGTCCCCAAATCTAGGATTCCATCCACTAGTTTTTTGGTCAGTTAAATAAGATATATTGGTTTTCCCAATACCACCCGCACCATTAGGACCACCTTGATATGTTAAAAGGACATAAGGGTTATCTGATACTGTAGTTTTTTTAGGGAATGTTCTACCAACTCCTAATATCTTATCTGTAAGTAAAACAAGTCTATTAGTATTTACATTACTAATAAACTGTCGATTTTCAATAGAAAAATAAGTAGGTCTAGATAAAGAGGGGGTTAATCCAGTAGGATCAGAACCTTGTTTATTTAAAAATATACCAAGATTATTAACTGCAGCTTGGGCTATTGTTGATGTTGGGAGATATATACCATCATTAAGAGTTCCACCAGCTTGGGTTCTAACTCCTAAATTAGATAAAGCTTCTTGTTTAGCTGTAAATAATATTCCTGATGTAGTTGTAAAGTATTTGGTAAGTCTTACTACATCATCAACTCGGGCTTTACCTTGTCCTACTCCTCCTCTAAAAAAGTCAGTAACAGGACCATTACCCCCAGGTAAACTAAGAGCATTTGGTTCTTCTGTTACACCAGGTAAAGGAGTTTCAACAAGGAGTTTAGTATTAAAGTCCGAGTATTTTAAAGTCCTAAACTTGGAGTTTTCAGTTTTAATTTTATCGAATAACCCCATAGGAAATTAAATAAATTAAGGATTGTCGTCTACAAGACTTCCTCTACCTTCAGGAGCAGAATTACGATATCTACCTGATAATTTTTCTCCATTAGCATAATATGCACCTGGTTGGTTATCTAAAATAGAAGGGTTAGTGTAACCTGTATCTAAGAATGTAGATGTTTTTAAAGGAGAATCCATTCTAATATACTGAGCTTTATCAGTTCCAGCTACTGAAGCTGGGTTACCATCTAAAGAGTAACCATCTGTTGCAGGCTTATAGTGAAGTCTAGAACTATTAGCACTTGCTTTAGAAGCATTTACTAACGTAGATGGAGTAACACCATCCATAGCAGTAAGGTTAGATCCTTGGTTTATTAATTTGTCTTTTAATCCAGCCATTTTGTTTGATTTAGATTATTTTATTATAAATATTACAAATTATTGAATTTTAGCAGTATTTTGAACCATTCCTGCTTCTAAAGCATTTGTAGACATTACTACACGCATATTACCCATAGATTTTTGCTGTTCCATCATTCTTTGGTTCATATTATTAAGGGCTTGTAACATTTCTTTATTATCACTTTGAACTGTTGTTTGTTGTGGTTGTAAATCTCTTCTTTCCCTTACAGGAAGTGGGTTAACTTTAGCTCCTGTTGGGAGATTTATTATTTCAGGACCAACTTCACCTACCATCACAGAGCCTCCTCCTGTTACTTCAGCACCGAATTGAGCTTTAGGAACTTTTGCTTCTGATTTGGCTTTAGTCATCATACTAAACATTCCTACAACAGCAGCTGTGGCTAAAGCAGGTCCTACAAATGGGATAGCTGATAGAGAAGTGTATATGGCTCCAATTGCACCTATAATAGCAGGAAGAGCCATTGCTGCAAGAATACCAGCCATAGTTATAAGGAGGGGATTACCTTCTTTAATACCATTAAAAAATGATTTAATCAATCCACCTAATACTGAAAATCCTTCTATAATAGGACTTAATATAAAATTGATTGCAGGAAGAACAGTTTCGACTATTTCCATTAGGGGGGATAAAATAGACATAACAGGTTCTGCTAAACCTACAAATAATTCTTGAAGTTTAATTATAGATTGGTTAAATCTTTCTTGAAGAGATTGTTGCTCAAATTGCTTAGCTAATTCTTCATCACCTAAACGTTTTCTAGCTTCTTCAACTCCATAAGTAGCTACTAATTGATCATATTCTTCACGTGCGTCTTCTATACTAGATGCTCCAATTTTACGTAAAGCTTCTTGTTCTACTAAAGTTTTAGATAATTCTTCACGAGACATTCCAACAGCCCTAGCAAAAGCTTCTTGTTGGATTCGGTTCATTTTTCCAAATTCAGCTGCTGATCCTACTTGTTTAGTTATTTCTTCTGCTACAGTTGCTAAATCATTATTTAAGGCTGCTGATCTAGCTTTTTCTAAGTTGATTTGTTTTCCTGTTAATAATTCAGCTTCTAATTCGGCTGAAATTGAAGATTCAAATTGAAGTAAGCCTTCAGCTATTTTATCTACTTGTTCTAAGTTAGTGCCTAAAGCTTTAGCAGCTACTTGAGCTTCAGCTAAATTTTTAAGACTCATTCCCATCGATACTGTAATAGCAGATGATGTATTTGAAACTTCTTTAAGAAGTTGCTTTTCATTTAAAACTAAACCATTTTGAGTAGCTAAAGCTTTAGCTTGGCCTAAAAATTCAGCTGTATTGTCTTCTAAAGATGTATTAGTAGCTAATGAAAGTTTTTGAATACCTATTAATTCATCGTTAGTAAACCCAGCTTGTTCTCTTAATTTAGTAAAAGTTTCTAAGTCTTGTTGATTTAAAGCAGCATTAGTTCCTAAGCTTTTACCTACAGCATTTAAAGATTCATTTAAACCTTTAGTATTAAGAGCAACATCATTTGATGAAGCTGCTATTTGATTTAATTCTTTATTAAGAGCTTGGGATTCTTCAGCACTAATATTTAAGTTTTTGGCAGTGTCACCTGTCATTTTATCAAGCATTGTAAATGCTTCAATAAATTTAGTTACTAAAGTGACAGTTATAGTTAAAGGATCTAGTAATGCTCCTTTTAAATCAATTTGACCTAATCCGGATTTTAATACTTTAAATTTATTGTCTATACTGTCAACGTTACCACCGCCTTCTTGGATTTCTTTAGCGACTTCGCGCATCTTCTTTTGGGCTTCATCTAATCCAAGTCTATTAGCTAACCCACTAAAACCCATTTTACCTAATGCTGTGCTGATGCCTGCTAAAGCAGCACCACCTACACCCATTAGTTTATTTATATCTTTTTCTTTTTGAATTCTTGTATTTAAAGCGTCATCTATATCTTTAAAAACTTGGAATTCTTCTTGTGCTGCTAGTAAAATAGCATATTCTTCTTTTGTAAGATCTTTTCTAAATTTAAGATTAGTTTTACTTAAATCTACTATTCCTTTTTCTTGAGCTAGTTTTTTAGATTGCTCTTTAACTTCATTTGATAATTGTTGAAATTTACTTTTTTCGTTTTCAAGCTGTTTTAAACCAAGTTCAGTAATACCAGCTTGATCGTATTTAAGTTTTTCAGTAATACCTTGAATACCTTTATAACCTTTAGTAGCTAAAGAAGTAGCATCATTGCCTTTTTTTAATTCAGATACTATAGATTTAATTTGAGCATCTATCCCGGCAAATCCCTCAGAAAGTGAAGAAGCTCGATCTTTAGCTTCTTCTAAAGCTAAATTCATAGCATCTATACCTTTAGTAACATTTTCTATATTACTTTCATCAAATATAGGTGCTCTTTTCTTAGTAAGTTGTTCATACTCCTTCCTAAGTGCTTCTAATTTTGCTTTCTGTTGATCTAAGCTATCAGCCATTTAATATATTTTATTATAAATATTAAAAGCCCCAAAGTTTATTTATACTTTGGGACTTTATTTCCAGATGTATACTGTTTACTGGCATCAGCAAACGCTGGTTTGTTTACAGTTCCATCTGAGTTTATTACAGTGGTTTGGGAGCTGGGGTTAGCTGCTTTATTTTGTTCTTCATAAAATTCTCGCATTTCTTCGAATACAAATTTTCTTACCCAAATAGGCATTTGATAAACTGTATCCCAGCTATAACCACCTTGTCCATGAAAACATATTTCATGGATTTCCTTATATACGTTTTTACGATAGTAGGCGGCTATTTTCGAGGTCAGGCCAAAAAAATGTAAGCCCAATTGAAACGTTGCGAAATCGACCGTCCTCCCCCTCGTAGGACATATCCACATCTGGCATAACTGATTTATAAAAATCACGTAAAGCTCGCGAATCCATAGCTAATAAATAATTATCAACAAAATTACGAATTGCATTTTCATCTGTATTACCTTCTACCGATGTAATCATATACTTTAAACGAGTAGTAAGTTCAGGTGAAACATCTTTATTAATTTTTTTAAAACCTTCTAACTCAGCATCAATTTTCTTTTCGTCGTGGCCTGTTAAAAACTTAAAAGTGATTTTATTTTCAGATTGTGGCAAAACAAACTCAATTTCATTTTTACCTTCTGTAATAAGATCTGTTCTTAAAGGTTTAGAATCTAAAGTTTTAAGATCTACTGTGGTTTGTTTATCACCTACTGTAAACGTGTATTTAGAACCATATCCTAAAATACGTGCAGCAATTAACAAAGCGTTTTTATCACCAATAATCAAATCTTTAATATCAATTTTAGGTGAAATAATCATAGATTCTAATAATTTATCTAATACAATATTCTTATTAATATAAGATTGGTTAGATAAAATATCCTCTTCTTTAGCAGTCATGTATTTCATTTCTACTTTACCTTCTTTAAGAGGATGACCTTCAGGATATAATATACCTTTTGAAGGGAGGTCAATAATTTCGCTTGGGAATTTTAATTCGGCCATAAATTTTTATTTAGTTATAACTTTTATATCGAGTATACATATGTAAGATAAAAAAGAGCTTGGACAAAGCCAAGCTCTCTTTAAAGAAATTTGCGGGAAATTAGTAGTTTAATACACAATAATCCATTCCTAATGTCACTGTGATATTAACAGCAGCAGCGTCAGTATCCCAGTTATATTCACCAAAGTTAGCAGCTTTAATAAAGGCACCTTTAATAGCCCACTGTGAAACTACGTCACCAACAGGACCTAAAACACCAATTTGAACATCTTTTTTATAGAAATCTGAATAACCATCACGGCCTGTTACTGATTCGTGGTGTAGACGTAACCACTCAATTACTGCTTGAGCACCAGAAGGAGTGATCGGATCATATAAAGTCATTGTAAGATCATTCCATTTAACTCTACCTTTGATTTTACGATAGATGTTAATGTGGTTTAATACGATTTCACCAGCGTCAAATCCTACAGCTGAGATTCCTTTAATCATAAATGATGGGATACCATTTACTTCCATGAAGAATCTGTTCGCTACTTTAGGTTCGAACGGCGTGAAGAAAATATCGTCTACATCTAATATTGCCATGTTGCTTATATTTTAATTCTATTATAAATATTCGAGTTTAAAACCTTTACGCTGGGAATGTAGCTCCAGTTGGTAAGATGTTGAAATCTAAGTAAATGAATTCAGCAGTTCTAGTTGGTTGGATATAAATCTGACCTACTAACTGGTTTCTATCAATCACATCAGCAGTATTATTTGTATCATCCATAATCACTCTAAACGCGTATAAACCTTGACGTTGTTGAACTGATTCTAAGTATGGGTTAACAGCGTTTAAGAATTGGTTTCTAGTAGTTCTAGTATTTTGTTCAAATACTAATGTATTAGCTACTTGTGAGATGTAAGACTTTAAATTAATTAATAATCTTCTAACATTTACTCTATCTAAAGCTGATGCTTTGGTTTGTAATGTTTTCTGACCATATACTACAGTTCCTACACCTGGGAATTGGGCGATTGGGTTTACTTTATTATCGTATAAAGTATCTCTTTGTGTTTGTGAAAGTTGTTGTTCAGCTCTAATTACACTTAAACCACCTCTGTTAATACCTGCTGGGGCAAACCATGGAGCAGAAGCTTTATCGGTAAATGCATATACACCTGGGATTACTGTTGAGGCAGGAACCCATACGTTCTTAGCTGAATCTGGATCGATTAATTGAACCCATGGCCAGTAAGTAGCAGCGTATGAAGTATCTCTAGATGAAGCTTGTGAAGATACTGTTGCAACAGAGCTACCATATCCTACCTCATCAATTACTGCAATGCTATCACCTCTCATTTGTGTATTGTTAATAACTGAGGTAATTACGCTTCTGTTAGTAGCAAATGCATCTATTAAGCCAGGAACAGTAATAATATTAAACTGATAGTTGTCTTGGTTAGACATTAAGTTTACCATGCTTGTGTAATCACTACCACTTAAACCTTGAGAGTTAGTGTTGCTGATTTGATCGTAAAACTTAGCATTAGCTGGGGCAATGTTACCAATACCACCTGAGAATGAACCACCATATGAACCAGAGCCATTAGATGGAAGAGATCCAGTGTAAATATCTTTAGCTACACCGGTATTATCAAAGTAATATGGAGTGTTTAATGCTACAGATTTAACTCTTACATAATTAGAAGCATTAGGATATGAACCTGAAACTTCAATGTAATTATTTGTTGAGTTGTAGCGTAAAGTTTGGTCACCAATTACTTTAGAAATGTAATTGTTTTGAGTTGGGTCTAATGATAAATTAGTCCAAGTTTCTAATGGGTTCTTATTATTTTCATTATCATCACCTCTTCTGATGATTAAAGCAAATGTGCCTGAAGATGTATTAGCATTTTGGATTTCCCATCTAATATTATCAGCTGAGCCTGAACCTAAAGATCCACTAGCATCAATACTGCTGGTGTTGTTCCAAATAGCACCTTTACCAATAGTTTCTAAAGTGAAAACTGTTGTTTCACTTGTAGTGTTAGTTCCACCTGCTAATGTTACTTGTGTAGAGAATCCAACATCGCTTGAACCTGTAGTTCCTACAATTCCATTATAAGCAGTTCCACTGTCACTTGCAGATAAAATTAATGTAGCTGAACTAGTAGTGGCTACTACAATACCAAGGCTTCCAAAAGCTGAATTGTTAATAGCGTTCTTTAAGTTATTATTAGCTGTAGCT